TGACAAACCAAGAGAATCCAATGTAGGAGTTGCTGGGCCATCATCACCACCTTGTTCTGGTGGAGCTTCCCCACCACCCATCATACCGCCCATATCACCACCACCCATACCGCCCATACCGCCCATCATGCCACCCATGCCCCCCATCTGGTCTGGAGCTTTCGCTTCACCAGAGATTAAGAAGTCAATATCATCAACACTAACTCCAGAAGAACGAGATTTCACATCAAACCCCATCTGGAAAAGCATGTTAGCAACGCTGGCTCTCTGTTGTGCAAATGAAATCTTAGTGGCTTCGGCCTTCTCTTCAGGTGATGGTAGTTCCAATACCCAATCTGTAACACCAAAAGCCTCAAGAATATTAGGGAAAACTTTTTGTTCCAATAATCGTTGGTCATGTTCCACAACACGAGACATTACGGCCAATTGCTGTGTATTAGAACTCAAGCCACCATATGCTTCTGGAGAACCTTGCCATGCTGGAGTTACCCCCCAAAGAGAAGCTATTCTTTCCCGTATTTCATTACGAACCGGAAGATAATCCATTTCTTGCAACGTATGGAACAACCTAACCATCTCAACTCTACCACGACTTTGGCGAGTCGATACAGCAACCATTGGGATATAATTAGGGTCTTGCCTCATTCTAGACGCTATATGTTCTCTCTCACGGCGCATAGATTCTGGGTCATCAGTAAATACCATTATCATGCTAGCTGGCATATTACGTTCCCAAAAATATCTATACAGATTCTTATCCATACCAACCAAAGTCAAGGCTTTGTCTAGTATAGTCATGATTGGACTCCAACCATATAATTCATCAGTGTAAAATTTTCTACACGCAATGATTTCAGAGTCCAATAAATACGTTATATTTTGACCCTCACTAGCATAATTATTTGCTCGTGTAGCATTTGCCTGACCCCCATAGCGATACATTTTATACATTGCAGGGACTAATGTTCTACCACACTCATCACAATCTCCAGCCTCTGGATAAACCTGTTCTCTATGGATAAAGCAAAACCAATGAGAGTTTTTTGGAAGCCCATTAGTATCTAAATCATATTCAATCAGAGAAGGATGTATTCTGCGTATCTCAATTGGTTTAGACCTCACTCCCTCTGGGCCATCCTCAATATATTCCTTCGATATATACAACCACCCAATATCAATGGCATTTACGTCAAACCAAAATTGACGTAAAACCTCTTCAAGAGATTGGTCAAAAATATTAGAATCAGATAGAAATTTCTCCACACCTGTTCTCTGAGTAAAATCAGGCTCAATAACCTTCCCTTTACAAGACGAACAAACTTGTAAATAATCCTGAAACTCTATTTCACAAGCCTCACATTTTGCAGCAAATTTTGGTTTCCACTGAATGCCCCTTCTAAAAACCTCACCAATTATATGATTAATGGGGCCACGAATCTCTTCTACGGTCATTGCAATTGTAAATAAATCTTGAACCAGATTCATTCGATACGCCATTTGCTGACGCACCCATTGATTTACAACATGGTCTAATCCAAGAGAAGGTACTCGATATGTTTCAGGACTCCCATCAGAAGACGCTTTCATCAAATCAACTATATTAGACAAATCATTTAATTTTTGCTGATACTGTAAAACGCCCGGTAATTCAGGAAGAAGTTCTGCTATTTTCATTTACATAACCCACATTATTGTTAGTCACCAGAACCTAATTCACTATTCCCACCCAATAATAAAACTGCCTTGGTTAAGTCATCATTCAACGTCCCAAGACTTGACAATTTCAACAACGTATCTAATTTTTTATTAGCAAGTTGAAATGATTCTGACACTTCAGCCTCTACCAACATTTTTGTAGTATTTGTAGAAGTAGTATTTTCTTCTAATTCCATTTTAAGATTATCCCGTTCCTCACAAACTGAATCGTATGCATCTGCGGAAATTGAAAACTCCCCAGACTCTTCCATTTTCTGCATCATACCCAGCCGTTTAGACTCATTTATCAACTCAAGAAACTCGCCTTCAGTTAAAATCTTAATGGCTGGATGGTCATCAGGAATATCATCCTCTAGATTTAAACCCTCTAGTTCTTTATGCCACAGGTCTACTATTCTCCAAGTACCCTTATCATCCCTAGAGCAAACATACTGTTTATCAAATTGACGTAATGAACTTCCTAACATCTTATCTTTCCTTTACTGTATAATAGAATATTCTAACATATAGTTAATGTAAAAACTAGCTACACTTAGACCAACCACAAGAATTGCATGTTATGCAACCCTCAGAAAATACAGTTGTAGTACCACATTCTGGGCATGTGCTACCAAACCCTAGCTTACCATTTGAAGATATAGAAACACCGTCATGAATATCAATAAAATGAGTTTTCAACCCTAAAGCAATGGCATCAGGAACAGAATGAACTTGTGTTCCCTCACTCCATACAGGACAACAAACTATGCCATTCAATTGTTGATGAATTGTTTCAGGCATTATTTTATTTCTCAAACATAACGAAACCAATCGTGAAATAGCTTCTAGATAGGCCGCATCGCATTGACCAGATTTCCCTATTTGAGAAAATACTTCAAATGGATTCCCGTTGTTAGAATTCAATGTCATGAAAAGTTTCCCATGACCTGTGGTAATCCTAGAAGTCACGCCTTGCACTGATTCAGGTCGAACTAATACATCATTACTAGAAGAAGTCCCAGTATTATCTCCTACAGAGGAAACCAATACTTCTCGTTCACGACTACCTGAACGATAAACTGTAATTCCCTTACACTTTAAATCTCCAGCCATCATATAAGCATCCCAAATATCTTGCTCTGTGGCACAATTGGGAAGATTAATGGTTTTACTTACACCAGAATCAATATAATTCTGCCACATAGCTTGAATATTAATATGCCATTTATAATCAATCTCACTAGACGTAACAAATAAACTTCGCTCATGGGAATCAGAGAGCAAATCTTTAACATCATGACCCTCAGAAATATATTTCTCAATAGAATTTCCATTGTTATCAAATAGATGAGAAACACGATTCTTCAAATCTTCGTGTATATAATAAAGTTCTACTCCCTCAAGTGCAGCAGATAAATTGTGCTTTTTAAAAGCCAAATCAAACAAAGGCTCAATTCCAGAAGAACAATTTGCAATCATGGAGATAGTTCCAGTAGGAGCAATCGACCTTCGCCATGCATTACGCATATGTTCCCATTCCCCACCATGCTTAACATTCAATGGACTTTCATCAAACGCAGGAAAATCTCCCTTCTCTCTCCCTAAAAGACAAGATGAAGCATCAGACTCTTCCTCTAATATAGCCCCTAATTTCATAGCCCACTCAACGGATTCCTCAGTATCATACGGAACACCTATCTGGATTAGCATATCTGCAAAACCCATGACACCTAACCCGATTTTTCGGGTCTTTTTATTCATCTCAGAAGTTTCTTTAGTGGGATGAATATTTACATCTATTACGTTATCTAAAAAGCGAGTCGCTAACTGGATGACTTCTCTATAATGTTCAAAATCAAATTCTCCATCAACCACTAATTTAGATAGGTCTATACTACCCAAATTACACGACTCAGAGGATAGGAGAGGTTGTTCTCCACATGGATTTGTAGCCTTGATAGTTCCTAATTCTGGAGTCGTGTTATCTTCATTCATACGGTCAAGCCAAACCATACCCGGCTCCCCATTTAACCATGCCCCATGAATGATTTTAGAAAACACTTCTCTAGCCCGAATTAATTTCCCTTCAACTCTACCACACGTATCCCAATCCATAGACTGACCCATACCATTTTCAGAGGTCTTCACAGGATGCCGTTCACGACACATAGGCCAAGTCAAATGCAAATATTCATCTGCCTTCACAGCATCAATAAAATTCTTATCTACACCAACAGAGATATTGAAATTATGAATTTTACCTTCAGTAGTCTTACAACCAATAAATTCTTCTATATCAGGAGAATAAACCTCTAGTACACCCATATGTGCGCCATCACGTTTGCCACCCTGAGTAATCATCGTGCCTACCTCAGAAAGCATACGCAAAACAGCAATGGGGCCACACGCCTTTCCATGAGTCGTAGTTATCGGAAATCCTTTAGGACGAATATCAGAAAGAGAAAAACCTATTCCACCACCATATTTTTCTATCATGGCAGCATCATAAGCCGTTTGCATGATAGAACTCATACTGTCCTCAAGGTTCACAACATAACATGCAGAGCCTGTTCCAGCACCAGTTCCCATATTCATTAACACTGGAGAATTAGGAAGAAAAATAAGCGGAGTCAGTAACTCTTCCTTATAGCGATTCCCCCAATACTCAGAATCTTCTTCAGCATTAGAAACAGCAAACGCCACCCGTGTAAATAATTCATCTGGAGTGTTTTCCTTCAACGAACCATCAGGATTCTTTAAAAAATACCTACTCTTTAAAATTTGCAACCCATTCACAGTTACAGGGGATACATAATCCAATGCCAAATTCTCCATTATATAAACCTCAAAAAATATAGTACTAGTAGTCTAACCAAAGGGGAAATCCGTTACCTCTTCATCAAGTTTCCCTAAATTAGAAGTTCTTTTTAACGAAAGAGAGCCAGCATAGCAGGATAGACATAGCGAATTCGCTGAAATCCAAGCATTTTTACTGCCACAATAATCAGGACATACTTCATCATTAGTCTCATTAGTATACCCTTCATCGAACTTGGGTTCAAGTGAATTTTCATTTGGTTTTGGGGTGAAATCATTCATATCCCCAATCAATGAAGTAGAAGAAGTTTCTTGTTCATAACAAGCAAGTAAAGCCATAGCTACAGAAAAAAACGAGTCACCATGTCCTAGAGGTGTTTCAGGTGCTTTCAAATCGTTATTAACACAAGTTATTTGTGAACGTTGTCTTTCATCAGCTATCAATTGAAGTCTACCAGAATTCACATATTCCTCAAAAACTTGTGCCATTCTGCGTTTTTGCTTCAAAGTAAATGTCAGAGGATTCCAAATAGCACCCAACCCCCGTTCCTCTAACTCCCCCCTAGAATTATCAACATAAGCCCTATCCAAATCAAAATTTTCAGCAACTAAATTTAAATGAGCAATTTGGTCTGTATAATCCCAGTTATCTAAAAAGGATTGGTGTATTTGAGTAATAACTTTATTTTTAATTTTAAAAATAGCTAAATGTGATGGGTGACGTTTCTTACCTACGTCAAATCCCGCAAATGTAAAATCAGCTTCTATATCATGTTTTTTATATGGGTCTAATGATTCAAGTTCATCATTTTCACAATTACCAATATCTTCATCATTCAAATAACTTTCAGTACTTAAATAAGGAGTTAACATCATTTCCGACGCAAACGATTTCGGTCTAATTTGCTTCTGATGCAATAATTCTGCTTCTGTATATAATTCTGGCATCAAGACCCTTCTACCGGGAATTGGGTCTAATGCTGGGAGAACTCGTGAAATAAAGCGTTCATCCCCCTGTAATTTAAAAAGCAAGTCTCCCGGTAACATCGGAGTACCTAAAACAATTACGGGAACACCACGATTGGGAATATAAAGAGTCTCAGTATAAAACCACTCTTCGATTTTACTAAGGCTAGAGATATTCAATGGATTTTCAGGGTCACGCATAAGGTCATCACAAACAAGTGCGCCATTCAAATGCATACCACGCTTAAAGGAAAAAAGACCCCCATGCATAACTTCGGCACGAGAACCATTTACTAAATATCTAAACGAATAATCAGCATTAGGAGAACGGTCAGTCATCCAGTCCATTAACTGAGGATTTCCACGTATATGTCGATTCATCTCAGAAATATGATAGCGAGACATACCATCGCTATATGAGAGATAAAGTATGGACGTATCTTGAGGAGAATTTAAAATACGCCAAACACAAAAAGCATACCCCAAGATAGTCGATTTCATATGACCTCTTGGAAGTATACCAACATAATGTTTACCATCAGCCATTGCTCTATCTACATCATCACATATAACTCCAACATGCCATGCATCAAAATAATTTTTATGCTCGTATCCTTGACTCCAAATATCTCGTGTGAATTCCCAAAAAGACCCAGTGTCGATAGATTGTCTATCATCGAGAGTATCTATCATCTCCTGTAAGCCATCTTCAAATGTAACTAATGTATCATTCTTTTTCTTATAAGTTCTGGGCATAGAACACTCTCAATAAATAATTTATGAATCTTTATACTTCACTAGCAACTTCCTAAAATCTATAGCTAAATTCTTTAATGTGGATTCATCATCAATATGGTTTAAAATAATAGACATACATTCTTGCACAAATTCTAAATTGATTAATCCACCACGAACTTTCCTCTCACCCTGAATACCTATATCCATAGCTCTAGTGGCTTCCATCGCATCACCAAATTGCAATGTCTCTAAAGCAGACCTACCTTTATCTGAGAGATATTTATAGCTGTCCAGTTGTCTTTTCTGGTCAACTACTATTTCATCTTCATCCAATTCAGATAATTTTTGAACAACAACAATTTGCTGTCTGGCTCGCAAGTCTTCCCAATCATATTTGCGTTTCCACGCATATAGAGCATTTACACTCACATCTCGACCAAACTCATCACTAAGAGTCTCAGCCATTTTAGAAAAAGATTTACTCCCTTCCAGATATAACTCTAATGCTCTTTTGCGCTCCTCTTCAGTAGATGTCTGTGACCTCATTAAACTTACCCTTACCGAACTCCATAAGCAGTACCGGGGTCAACTGGCCCCGGTATTATTCCACCATATGGAGTACCGTCAGATTGTAATAGTTTAGAAAAGTCCATATGACCTTTATATCCCTTATCACTACGCACAGTGCAAATGGTATTAGAGTGCTTTACTTTAGAACCTGTTTCAGTAACGTTAATTTCTTTTAGACGTAAGCCAATATCTGCCCTACCACAAACCCCATGAAAAGAATCATCTTTAAAGGGCTTATGATTTAGACCACGATTCACAAAATACTCATAAGGTAAAGATACATTAAACAGGCATTTATCATCATTACAATAAACGACTTTAGAATACCTTTTCAAGACTTCTATGCACTGGTCATCAGACTGGCACTTACACGACACAGCACTATCTAAACAACATTCTCTAGACTCAGTTTTTTTCTTAGCCATCAACTACCACTTCCTCTTCCTTCTCATCAGTTAAAAATAAATCTCGTATAGCGTCTTTTCGCCGTTCCAACCTCCTAGACATTGCCTTATGAAAATCATCTGTGGGGTCTACTAGGAATCTAAGTTCTTGGTCATTAAAAAACTCATATAAACGCTCTGGATGCGTACTGAAATTCATCCATGCTTGAACATCCAACCCAAATCCTAATTGAGTAACAGTAACTCTCGATGTCAACCCTAATAAATGACCAGTATCACCATGAAACAATCCCCCACCAGAATTTCCAAATATAGCTGGGGCATTAGCCATAAGATAATTCTTTTGCTCTATAACTTCTCGCAAAGAAGTTATTGTACCAATATTTCCAAATGGGTCATGCAATAAACTACAACCACATGTCACAACATTTTCAAAAAAACGAAGCTCTTTAACTTCGTTTTCAGGGATTATAGAAGCCACATGTTCCATTTTATTTGGATTATGTAACTTTATAGCTGCAATGTCATGGTGCTTGTCGTATGCAATAATATCACCAGTAGTAGCGTTGCTTGAAATAAGTCTGCTACCCAAATACTGGAAAATCTCAACAACAACCTCTTCAAAATAATCAGTCTTTCGATTACGTTTCAGAACACTATCAAACTCATCCCTCATTTTGATAGCCCCATCAACCACATGCTGGCAAGTTAAAACAATATTTATATACTCATCAGGCTTTTTAGGGTCTGGCTCTGAATACACAACCACCCCCGAACCACCAGCATTCCCTGCCCGAACTCTTGTGACTGGATATAAAATTTTAGTATGGAGTTCGTCATTACCCAGCATAGTCTTTTCTCCTAAAGCATAAATTTGGATTCTATTTTTGTATACACTAAAACAATTCTTAAAATTATACCCTAGTTCGTCCAAATTTTACAAGACCCCACAGAGCTATGCAAGCTGCATCTGCATAATCTTGCTCTACAAAAACCTTACCCCATTTTATTTCAGCAAACTTCAAAATTTCTTCTTTAGAAGCCGCCCCATTTGCCAAAACATCTTTCTTCCATGACTTATTATCTACCGCCCAATACGAAATATCATTTCTAAAAAGCTCTCGCTTAACACCAGCTATCACATTCGTGATAGTTATAGTGGCTTTTACATTTTGAATCATAACTGGATTTTCAATTGTGGCTACACTATCAACAAATAAATCTAATTGATTAAGTATATAATCATTGAATTGAGTACAAACACTGTTAAAACGTGCTTCTACATCTTTTGATGTATCAACACACTTATCCATCAAAATAATTTTCTCATCTACATCTAGAACTACAAAATGAGCAGAGCGAGAACTACAATCTATACCTATATAGAACCCCATGTCTAAATCTGTTCTCGACTACTAACACGCAAAGCCACAACCCTGCTAACAGCATCATACATACTTTTATAAGCATTGCGAATTCCAGACAATCGAATATATAACCCTTCTTCCTCAATTAACTCTTGGCGAGTTCTCTTCAACCCAGAATTAGTAGCAATAGCTTCCCCACGTAAAGATTCCTTATTGGGTCTTCTACGCCCCTCTTCTCCATATTTTTCTTCTAATGTATAAAGCATACGGTTAAGACCCTCATCAAAAGTCGCTTCCAATATAGTTTTTTTAGACTCAACAGAAGCTAATTTCGCATCCAAATAAGAACGAAATCCACCAAACAAGAGCAAATAATTTTCTAAATCTTTATTAGTGCAATCTTCCAAATCGGATATATAGATGACTTTAGGGGCTTCTACATCAGCCTCTAATTTAGGGAGTTCTAATTTTTCAAAATACGAATCAACTCGTCGCAATACAGCCCCTAGATGTGTGTCATTTTGTTGTGTCTCAAGCATTCTCTAACTCTTCTTTTACATCTAAACAATTGCACCATTTCTCATGTGTGATAGTAGCTAATTTTGGAACAACAGTCATATTTTGTATTTTAATACATCTTTCTATAATCGAGTCCCATTCAGAGGAAGACCGTTTAATATGAAAGGACTTTAATTGTTGGTCATTCTTACATTCGTACAAGACAAACCCATTATCTATATTCAGTATGTTTAAATATATTTGAATTTGAATAGCATGGTCTGATTTTGGTACAGATAAATTAGAAAAACCTCTCTCATTAATAGTTTTCAACTCAACAATAGCTCTACCAAACTCAGGAAAATTCAGTATGAAATCAGCCCTCCCATGAATACAAGGATTATCATAACGAGTCTGAATTTCATCACCAGATAAAATTCGCATTTTGGAAAAAATATCCTTATACCTAGCTTCAGTCGCATGACCATGAGCGAAAATTCTAAGGGTTTTAGAATCAAATTTAGGGTTTGGAAGTAGACCATTATAATGTAAGTATAGCAACCTATCACACGTAGACCCTAAAAACGAAGGATAAAAAATATGTTTGGATGGAGGTCGTTGGTCAGAGGTAGAGGTTAAATGCCTATCAATCTCTTTAACTAGCCATTCATCATGTTTTGTTATCAGAGGTTCTCTATGTTCCCTCTGACGTAGTATTGATTTTATCCCTGACAAAATATACCTGCCAATGTATTAAGTATTTTGGGTTTAGTAGAGTCGCTTATATGAAAAATATTCTTTACACCCAAACTCATCAATTCTAAATCTCTTTTTCTATCAGACTTTCTTAAATGACCATATACTCCATCAGCCTCGATAACACTGTTCATTTCATGCAAATAAAAATCAACTGTTCTAGAGCCTATAGAGTATTGTTGCTCATAGCGTAAACCTAAGTCAGATAGAATTTCCGCTATATTATTTTCTTGAACCGTAAAATCACGGGGTTTCAAATTATTGAATACTTTCAGGTGAAGGCATTATAGAATCTTCTGCTAACAAAACCCCGACTTGTCGGTCTTCTCTGGGGGGTCTTCCAATTCGACGCTTTGGTGGTTCTTTCTCTTCCAACAGAACCTCTTCACCCGATACATTATCAGTAGTGATAATAGTCATACTAGATGAATCTTCACCAGCACTAACAGAAACCGTTGTTGAATCAAACCCATTATTTGATGACCGTTTAAAATACCCAACACCACCCACAACCGATACCAATTCCCACCCAATACCGCCCTGTTCATTAAATGCATCAATGACTGACGCAGAACCACCCAGCAAAGATAAGTCTATAAATTTATACTCATATGTAATCATAACCACCTCCCTCTGTATCTAGCCGACTATGAAAATAATCCATACTGTGTTTTATAACCTCAGATAATTCTTTTCCGGTCAAAGAATCAAATGGTTCCTTAGAAAATACTTCAGATAAGAAACCAAATAACTTTACAGTCTGATAACCAACTGCAAGAGCCATAATATCATCACGTAAATCAACTGTCTCAAGGTCTTTTTCAGTGTACTCTAAAAATTTACATAGTAAATTATCTAAAGAACGCACATCAGGAAGACATGAAAGAACATCTATCAAGGTAATTCCGTTAGACACCAACCAATTCCTGTAAGAGCTTAAACTTATCTGGGTTGTTTAAATAAAAAGTTTTCACATTATTCATCCCCATTAATTTCTCATCCATTTCTGGTAAGGCATACCACGGCCCTGACTGTTTAACTATATCCATGTCTAGTGCTTCACGTATCCACGTTTCAACAATATCAAATCCTCCATCTAGCCTAAATGGAATGGTACAGGAATCAAATGGCAAACCACCAGCCTTTGTTTTCCGTAAACGTACTTCAATATCAAACCCAACTTTTACTTTGTTATCCTCAATCCAACCAGACCGTTTAGCCTGTAGAATCATATGACTAAAAAATACTTGTCCCACTCCCCCCGGCATTGCATCCAAAGAAACTGGCCCCATGCTACTGCGAACTTGATTAATAATAACCAAAGCACTTCCATTTTTAAAGTGCGGAAAAAGCCTTGGTAAAGAAGTGTTAACTAATCGTGCTTGCCATGCCATAGGATTGTATGAAAAATCTTCTTCATGAACTGCTGAAGGAACTAGACCAGCAATGGAATCCAAAACTATTAAGTCTACACCATCAATCATCAAATCTCTAATGGTGTTGAAAGCATCTTCCCCAGTAAGAGGTTGTGTCAATAAAATATTATCTGTATCCACCCCACATTTTTGCATCCACCCAGAATCCCAACTCATCTCCGAATCCAGCCATACTGCTGTCCCACCAGCTTTCTGAACATTCACAACAGCCTGAGATGCCAGATAACTCTTACCAGCATTAGATTGACCAGTTAGAAGCGTAAGGCGTTTCTTAGGTATTCCACCGCCCAATAATTTATCTAATGCTGGTATTCCAAATGAAATTCTATCATACAAAAAATCATCAGAGGAACCTACATTAAGAATACCATTATATTTAGTGCCTAATTCAGATAGGGTTAACGGAGTTGTATCGTCTTTCTTTTTTCGTGGCATTTTAATCAGCCTCTTGTTCCTTTAAAACTTCTTCAATTTGATTATCAATTCTATCTCGAATATGCTTCCAGATACCATCAAGAGTGTTATCAATTTTCTGTAATTGAACATCCAGAGGCAATTCAGTATCAATATCAGATACCTCAAGATTTACTTTACAATATTGATTAGAAGCCTGACCTACTCTAAACGTAAAACTTAAACTTTGTGCTATTTTAGCCATTACTTACCTCAATAGATTTATTTTTAATAGCGAGAAGAAATTTCTATCCTTGTTCAAAATTTTTCTTTGCTTCACGCTCGCTCTTTTTTCTCTCTATTATCCAATCATTCGTAAACTTCTTATGTTTGGCCCTTCTTTTTCTACCATTCTTTGAAGCGTCCAAAGGTCTGACATAAGGACTTTTAATATTTTCAAAAGTATATGTTTGGTCACATATTTTACACGTAGCTGTTCGTTTATAATTTATACTAATTGCACTCGCATCGTAAAAACCCACACCACCAGACCTTCTAGGCCCAAAAATCTTAGTGGAGCCAGTTCCAGTAGGAAAAATCCAGTGATGGGCCTGTCCTTCTAAACAATTGGGCTTATCCATATTTTATACCCCACTCAACTCCTTTTTATCGGCCCATGAATAATCAGAGACACTTACATCAACTGGTATCGGAACTTTAAAACCCTTAAAATCTTCTAGTATTGATTTTATCACAGGTATACCGTCAGTAGATAGCCCCTCAATAGACACTTCATCGTGGATAACTAGAGATAGAGAGCCATCTATTTCTTTCAATGCATCATGGCATTTAATCAAAGATGCCTTCAACATATCACCTGTTGCAGTTCCCTGTATTAACGCATTCACCGCCTTATAATTATCTTTAAACTCCAATCGTCTGTATCTACCAGCCAATGTAGATATATGTCCATTAACTTTTGCTTGGTCGCTAGTAGTGCGTATAAAAGATTTGATTTTGGGATACAGTTTGAAGAAACTCTTTAAGAAAGATTCTGCTTCGTCCATCGACACATCCAATTGACCAGATAATCTCTTTTTCCCAACCCCGTAGATAGTAGATAAAAAAGTAGTCTTACCTATGTAACGAATATTCTTAGCCTCAGAATCCCCGGCTTCAAGTTTAGATACTACTTCCTCATATGGAAGATTAAATATGGAAGCCCCGACCATAATATAAGGGTCTAAATTATCATTATAAGCGTTAAGTAACTTTTTATCATCACAATAATGGGCAAATACCCTAGCTTCCATACCCGAATAATCAAAAAATACCATTCCAGTATCCGAAACAAATGCCCGACGAATCAATGAAGTTTCCCTATCACT